TTCTCTTGGCCAACTTAACTCTTCGATGGGAAAATAGTTCTGTTCTATTTTCATCATCTCTTTGAAATGCTCGATATCGGAATCTTTTCCGTATCGCTCGTAACCAATCTTGACAGTCCTGATTCCGGGCTGACGAAGCCACTTGTTCCGAACCTTTGAAAGGGCTTCCCATCTCTCGGAAAGGTTTAATCGATGGCACAATCCATCAAGAAGATATTTGTTGAATGCGTGGTCAATACCAATGACGGCAATCGCAGTCCTGTCTGAAGAACTTTTCTTGGAATGCGCCGGATCGCACAAGATGTAAATGTTCAACACCCTCGGTCGAATCTCGATCCTGCGAATCCACTCTGGATCAAACACTTGATCCGATCCGGCAATCGGGTTCTGCAACATCTGACAGGCCAAAACGTACTGACCCATAGACATCTTTTTCTTATCCCACTCTTCTTGAGTGAGCAGGACGGGCTCTCCGTCTGGTGTGCCAGAGTTCGTCGCGGGATAAATTCGAGTCTCGATACCTCTGTCGATCAGTTCTCGGTATGTATCTGCGTAGTGATACCGCGTTCCGATGTACCACTCCCTGTTTGCGCCGCCAGAGAGGTTTTGCGACAGGTCTAGAGACTCTGTAGTCTTTGAAATCTGTTCTGGCGTGTTTACCGAATCGCGAGTTACCACATCGTCGTAAATTCTTAGATCGTAGTGCCTTGAGATTGGCTGACCATCGACTAAGCCCCACGCTTCAACCGTTGCTTCTTTTGGGTTTGATTTTCTTTTGACAATAATTCCCGCATCCTCGCCCCACTGAGGCGAGTCCTGTCTTGGGTTTAGATAACAGATATCAGGAAACAGGTCTCTGAGAAACTCGTTTACCTCAAACTCGCGTTTGATCTGTTTTAAGAAGCCTTTAGCAATTGGCCTAGTATGGGAAAAGATGCCAATCGTGATGTTTGGATTACGCAGTATTTCTTGGATCGTCCCCGCGTATGTAATGATCGTAGACTTGTAGTGACCGCGCGCCCAGAGATCAAGATGTCCGTCCGGGTTTTTCTCAACCTCTCTGCAACGTTCATAGAGCCACTGATGAACCGCATCTTTTCGATTCAGCACAACGACAAGCAGGAACCAACGGTCTATCTTGCAGAGTTCCCTAATGAGTTCTTTGTCAAAGTTTTTCTCTAAAAGATTTTTATAAAAAAGACCGCTTTCTTCTAAAGTTGCTTTTGGTAAGTACTCAGAGGCTTTAGCAATAAACTCGCTACGATTCATTTATTGGGTTTTCTCTGAACCACAGTGTGAAACATCTCTTCTCTCCCTCTTCAACAGGCATTCCGCCGTGCAGTGAATCAGGGTGCGGGACTCCGAAGTCTTCCCCCACGTTGCTCCACACCAATACGCGCCCTCTTCTAGGTTTTACATCCAGACCTAATAAAGGGAACGTTGTAGCCCCACCTAAATAAACGTCGTTTAGGTATCCCATAGCGGTGTAAACGCGCTGACCGCCATTGTTGTAGTGACTCCACTCTTTCGCGCTTTTGTCAAAAGCATCGTAGTGTGGGTCGTATCTTTCGCCTTTTCCGTATTTAAGAAATTGCGCTTTTTCAGTACAGGACAATTCTGTACCAAGAAAATCTGCAATGCGTTTGCATACGCCATGAAACAGTTCAGACTGATCATGCTCTACCCATTTACGCAGACCAGTCCTTGCCTCTATCTTTTCTCCTTCCCCATCTTCTGTGCAGACGGTTGACTCTTCCATGTCTTGGAAAAATGACAACGCATCTTCGACTTCGTCTTCGGAGATAAAGTTGTCGAGGACTGTTATACCGATCTGACTGTGTGACACGAAACGCAAGCGAAAACCCTATCCTTATTTATAGGTATGGATTGGCTGGCCTTCTTTTAGATACTGACGGTTGCGGAGCGGGAGCGGGTGACGGTTTAGGCTCTACATAATTTATCCTTTCACTTTCAGGATATTTGTTTGCGTAGCCTTGGTAAGCGGCCCCGCTGTACTGATCAGGCGACCATCCAAGTTGCTTCGCTCTTGCAATCCATTGCTCCTGCGACTTTTGCGGCCCCAAAGACTCCGGAGCCGGAGCCGGTGGGGGCGGTGGTGGAGGCGGTGGAGGCGAT